CGCCGCCGAACTGTCGGCCGCCTGCAATCGCGCCGACAATTCCCGAAATGATACCGCCGGTGCTGCTACCGCCGCCGCTGGCCGAGCCGAGCAGGCTGTTGAAAATCTCGGCAGCGAGCGCCTGGCTGGCGAGTGCCAGTATCATTTCCGAGAACGCGCGGCCGAAGTCGTCGAGGTCCTGCAGGCCGGACTCCAAAAAACCGGCCAGTATGTCCTGCGAGTTTTCGCGGGCACGTCGGAAAAAATCCTCGAGCGAATCGTCGAGGTTGTCGAGATTTTCCACCGAACGCTCGAATGTCTCCTCGGTGATCAGGCCCTTATCGAGCAGCCCCTGCAGGCGTTCGACCTCGTCCGCGTACACCTCGGTCGCGGTGCGAGCTGCCAGCGTCACCTCCTCGGCCGATTTCAGGTCGTCCTCCAATTCCTTTTGCGCGTCGGCCAGCTCCTCGGCGCGCGTTTTCTGTTCCTGCAACGCGTCGCGGGCGGCCAGGGCCTCGGCTGTGAACTCGTCGTTCGCACCGGCAGCGCCTAGCGCCTCGATTTTCAGTTCGGCGAGCACGTCCTTGTATTCGCGGCCGGTGTCGTTCGCAATGCGCATGGCTTCGGTTTGCTGGCGCAGCGATAGAATCAACGCCTCCTGCTGTTTGCGGATCCGCTCTAATTCCTTTGCGGTCTCCGGGTCGATTGCGTCGCCGCCGGTTCCCGGTGTGCCCGGTGCGTCGAGGTCCACCTCGCGGTCCTCGGCTTCGCGGCGTCGCTCCTCGTTGTTCCGGCGTATCGCCTCGAACTCCGCGTCCAGCTTCGAGCGTATCGCGTCGAGTTCGGCCTCGAACTCGTTCTGGCCCTCCAACGCTGCCCGGAACAAATCCTCGTCCCTGGTCAGCGCCGCAATGATTTTGATTATCTCGGCTTGTATCGCGCCGAACTTCGGGCCGACGGTCTCGACGAAATTGACCACGGCAACCGTGGCCACCTCGACGAACTCGCGGAAGTCGAGCGCCAGGCTGCGAACGCTGGCCCCGAGCTCCAGCGTTTCCTCGTCGGTGAGCTGGAATATATCGACGAGGCCCTGCGATACGCCCGCCGCCCGGTCGAACTCACCGATGACGACAAGCGCGAAATTCTGTGCGGTCGTGAGCGCCTGGCCGAGCGTAGCGTCGATCTGGCCGAACTCGGCCTGCAGGGCCGGGCCAGCTTCCAGCACGATGTCGAATATGCGGTCGCCGGTCAGCTTGCCCTGCTCGGCAAGGTCGCGCAGCTGTCCGACGTTTACGCCGAAGCCGTCCGCGAGCACGCGGGCCAGTCGCGTGTTCTGTTCGAGGACCGACCGGAGCTCGTCACCACGGAGCGCGCCGGACGCGAGGCCCTGCGCAAACTGAATCGTGGACGCCGCCGCCTCCTGCGTCGTCGCACCGGAAATCTGAATGGCCTGGTTGATACTTTCCGTGAATTGCAGCGTTTCCTGCTGGCTGCGTCCTAACTGCTCGGTCGATCGAGCAACACGGGCGTACAAGTCGGCGGTCTCGGTGAGGCCCGAGCGCGTGCGCTGCGCGATGCCGATTAGTTCGTCCTGTACGGCGTTGAACTCGGCCGTCGAGTCCGTGACCAGGCGAATGCGGTTGCCGATCAGCGTGTACGTGTCGGCGTATTGGACTAGCTCGCGGACACCGAGAAACGCGACGAGGTTGCGAAACGCACCGGCCAACGCGTCGGACGATTGCTTGGTTTCCTTTTGCTCCTCGTCAACGCCCTCCAGCGCACCCTCGACCTGGTTGAGCGATTTCACCGCCCCGCTGGAATCAATGACAATCCGTATGACGCGGTCAACCATCGCCGGTCTCCTCCTGCTCGATCGCTTCGGGTTCGGCCTGCAGGTCCGCGTTCAGGAACTCGGAATCACACGCCCAAATAATGCGCTTCAACTCGTCCACGTCGAGACCGTGGTGCCTGGCATACGCCGCGATGGCGGACCAGGGAATGCGCTGGTGGATTGCTTTGCCCGCCTTGTTGAATAACGGCGGCGCACGTTCGTGTTGCAAGTCGGCGTAGGCGTACCAGTACGGCAGCGCGAACCATTCAGGCGTTGGCGGCTTTTCTATGTGCTCGGGTGGCTCAAGGCCCCGCTCCCGATAGCTGGCGGCGATGTTGTCCTCGTCGCCCGCAATGCCTCTTATCCGGTGGCGGAGGACCGTGGCGAGTTTCCCACCACCTCCTCCTCCAAAGCCGCGCGGAAATTCGTCCAGCGGTACGCCTCGCGCTTGACGCGGTTGGCGAGTAACGGCAATTCTCGGAAGATTTTCTCGACGTTCGCCGGTGTGCATTTAAGTTTCTTTCCGTCCCTGTCGGTGATGCCGTCCCAATCCGTGACTACCGCCTTTGCGAACAGCCGAACCTCGCGGTCCGGGTCGTTGGCGTTGTCTCGCAGGTCCTCGTTTTTTCCGACAAGTTCGACGGCCTCCTCGGTCATCGCTTTGCGCAAGTCGCTGTTCAGCTCGGGGCTGGCGCTGCGAATTTGAATCCGGCACAGCTCGGCGCCGTTGAACTCAATCGCTACCCACTTTCCGTTGTTGATCAGATTCTCGCTGGTTTCAAAAGCCTCGTATATGTTCATGCTGCCCTCACGGCTGCCGCCTCACGCGGCGTAAACGTCCAGCGGTATTACTGGACGTAGTGGAATCGCTGCACGGAAATCGTGTAGCCGAAGTCCGAATCTAGAATGGCCTGATACGTCGCCGGGATTGTGACGTCCTGGTTTTTGCCTGGCACGTCCGGCGCGCCGCCGCTGAATTTGATACGCGGCATATCGAACAGCATGGCCGCCCCGCTCGAATCCACCACCGACAGGTCCAGCGACGTTTCGGTGTTGTTCAGGATTTGGTCGAGGATGTCCTTGTTGTCGAAGTACGTCCGCAGGTTGCCAGTGACGCCCACTTCGCCGACGCCGATACCAGCCGCACCGAACACGCCGACAGCGGGCTGCCTGCGCAAGTTGTTGGTGAGGTCGATACTTGCATCGAGGACGAAATTCACGCCCGCCGTGTCGATAGGATCAATGCCACGGCCGAGGCGTCCGACGTTGGTCGACGTGTTGTAAACGCTGTTCTGGTACGCCTCCAAATCGTTCGGGGCGAACTCGTACAGGGCCGGTGGCACGGTGCCAATGTGCGCGTTGCCGGTCTCGATTTGCGTGGCCGAACTGAACCCGAAAAACGTCGCCGATGCGTTGGCGATTGCCTGCGGTGCCAGCGCCAGGCTGAGATTGTTCAGCGCCATGCCGAGGAACAGCTCGCGCAGTACGTCGGTCTGGTCCTCGAACCTGCGCTCCACGGCGAACTGGTGAGCCGCCACGGCCTGCGCGCCGTTCTCGACGGTGTCGCCGTGCCATAGCTCGACCTGTTCGGCTGCGGCGGCGTCGGCCGCCATGCCGGTTTGCGCGTCGAACGTGAGCGTGCGGGCCGTCGTGTCGATGGCCTTGATACGCGCCCACACGTTGTTCGCTGCAATCGGAAAGCCGTTGATTTTCAGCCATTGGCCTTGCGCCAGCGTCGTCGGCGGGCTGTTGCCTCGCGCGCCGTCGAACAGCGCGTTGTTGTTGGCCACGGTCATTACAATCTCGCCCGAGGCCGGAGCCGCGAACGTGATATCGCCGACCGCCTGGCCGTACAGGCCGGCAATCGAAAGCCGGGTGCGGTCGTCAGCTGTCCACGACGCCAGCACGGCGTTCGTGCCTGCGGTGTGCGGGGTCAGCGTGAGCGTATCGACTGCGACCAGCGTTATCTCGTACACGCCGTCGCCTGCGTTACCCGTTGCCAGGTCGGCCAGTTTGACGAGCATACCGTCGAGATATTTCGCGCCGTCGCCTGCGAACACGTCGATAGTGCCCGCACCGAATGACGCAATACCGCCGGTGCCGGTGCCCTCCTGAAAATCGTTCTCGGTGTACAGCGACATAAGCGCCGATTCGATCAGGAGGTCGAACGCCCGAAAGGACAGCTCGAAATTGGTATCGCCTCCGGCCTCACCGCCGACAAGTATCAGGTCGCTGATTTGCCGGTCGCTGCGGATTTCCTCGGAGACAATCGTGGTGGGTGCGAACGCAAGGCCCGGCGCGCCGGTGTATCGCAGCGCGAGCAGGTCAAGCGTGGTTGCCAGTATCGGCGCCGTGCGCGAACTGTTGCGAGCAATGCGGACGCCTACGCGGTTTGTGTCGGACATGAGCCTGTTCTCCTCGTTGTCGTCGGCCTCACGCCGTCATTGGTTCCCGCCTCACGCGGTGTTTCGTGTCAAATCGTAGTGCGCGGACGCTGTGCAGTTCACTTGGTTCCATCCCTCGACCACGCCCTCGTCGGACGCGCCGGGGTCCTCGATCGAAAAGCCTGCAACGTCCACAATTTCCAAAAACTCCAGCACAATTTCGGTCAGCGCGTGCCGCCTGGCCGGGTCCTCGCCCATGCGCACGTAGATCACGGCAGAGATAATACCGAAACGTCGCATATAACGCGATGCGCCCGCGCCGAGCGCGGCGTGTTCGCCGCTCGCGTGCTGAAATCCGAACCGGACAAAGTCCGGCACGTCGTCCGTGTTAAACGGCAGCGTGTCCCACGCGATGCGGGCTGCGTCCTCGCTTGCTGCCAGCCAGTGAGTGCGGAATGCTGCGTTTAGTGCATCAATCTGCGCTTCCGGTGTTGTCGAAGCCACGCCCATCAGAACGACCCTCGGCTGTTGCGCCCGCTATTCACCGCCAACGCGACCGCCATTTCGACGAAATTCGCAGGAGCCACCGTGCTGTGGCCCGCGTTCAGGCGGCCGATGTACGGCACGCTGTTCGAGATGATGATTCGTTGCGTTGTGCGCGGGTTCGAGCGTTCGATAGTGCGCGAGCCTTTGCTGATTGCCTCGGACGTCGCCGCGCCCTTGCCACCGCCGTCGCCCTCGGTGCCGGTGATCGAGTCGCGCGGGGCATTGATCGACACGTTCCAATTTCGCCGTGCGTGGCCGCCCACGTAGCCCGGAGGCGCGCTTTGCGGCTGTTGCCAGCGGGTAGGATTGCCGACCGGAGTACGGCGCACGACGTTGGTCAGCGCAGCCAGCGCGGTCTCGGCGATATCGTCGCCTATCGCGTCGGACAGGCTCACGATGATTTCGTTGGCGTCAAACTCGCGGGCCATCAGCCGGTCTCCCTAACTTGGCAGAACCACGCGAACGAGGTGTTCCCTGGTTTGACCTCGACCGGGGCCACGATTTGCCATTGCCTGGCACCGTCGAGGATCCGGTCTGCAACCGTGATCGCCCGGCCCGCAAGGGTTTTGCTGTCAATTATTGCGAGACTGTCGCCGACCTGGATTGCCGTGTCGGCCACCAGTTCCTTTTCGAGTCGCTGAAATACGGCCAGAATCGGAATGTTCGTGCCGCGGGCGGTTTTCCCTTTCCACGGTTCGGTGGCGCTCACGTCGGTGCCGCCCGGTGGCGACAGGTTCACGCTGCGCCCGAACTCCGCGATGAGCTCCTGCGCGACGTCGGCCAGTTCGATTTCGTCAGCTAGTGCCATCAGGCCCTCAAAAGCGTGCGCGATCGAGGCCGAAGCCACCGCGACAGGATTTGCTCGGCCGCCGGGTATCGGCGGTTCAACACTGGCGTCGGGCTGCCGCCGTACGTCGTGTCCTTTGTGACGGCACCCTCGACGCGTACCAGCTTGCGCTCGACGCTGCGGCCCGTGCTGTCGTACACCGGGTCCGGTTGTATCGGCCCGGCTGCGGCGATCAGCGCGAACTCGGCGCAGGCTTCCAGAATCTCGACCGGGATTTGCGCCGCCGGAATCTCGGCACCGCTCGGGAAAAACAGGTCCTCGCGTGGGAACTCCAACGGCTGCGTGTCCTCGGTGGACTCCTGCCGCACGCCGAGGTATCGGCAGCGGTAGCGGTCGTCCATGTACTGCGTGGCGGTGAGCAGGGCGGCCCGCCTGGTCGCCTGGCTGAACGCTGTCCACTCGTCCTTTCGGTTCGTGTTTTCCATGTACTGGTTCGCGCCCGCGACGTCCTCGTAGGCGTTGGCCCCGGAAACTGCGCCCGTGCCGTCCTCTTTTATCAATGTCACAGCCATGCCGCGCTCCTACGATTTGTTTATGTCCTGCAACACGTTGAACGCGCCAGCCAGCAGCAAGGTGAACCGCTCGCCTGCGCCGTCGTCCGCTTGCAGGTCCCAAAAGTATTCGCCGGGCACGTATGCCTCGGACTCAATGATGCGCGCCGCGACGTTCACGCCAGCGGGCTGAAAATCGACCACGCCGTCGGTGCCTGGCGGGTTCGCAATCGTCACGGGCATTCTGAATTGCTCGTTGGCGGTGTCCGCTGGCTCCTCGTCGGCATTGACCACGATTTCGATGTTCAGAAAGCCGGTGAGGTCGAGCGCCGCGCCGCCCTGCGTGAGATTCATTGTTTTCGGCACGGTGTCGCCGCGCACGTATGAAATTGTCGGTCCTTTGGCAGCCATCAGCAAATCACCTCGTCGTCCACTTCGCCCGTGACCGGGTCCTCCAATACGCCGACCAGCTCGGCTTCTATCTCGCCGTCCGGTTCCTGAATAACAATACGCGGGCCGGTGTTGTTCACCGGCTGCACGCCGAACAGTAGCACGCCGTTGAGAACGCTCACGGCTGCACCAGCGACGTGTCGAGCGTAACCTGCGCGTTCGATACGTCCTTCACGGGTATCAGGTCGACCGCCGTTCCGCGCCTGAACTTGTGGTACTCCTGCAGCGTGCTGTCGTAGCTTTCGTCAGCTTCGGCCAGGTCGCGGGCCTGTTCTAACATTCCGTCGAAGCTGCCGCGCCAGTACCGCACGTCCACCTGTCCGGCGGCCAGCGGATCCGCGTCGATCAGGAACGCATAGTCGAGCAGCGGATCGTGCGCGAACGTGAACGAATACAAGCCGCGCGTCGTGCGATCAGTCATTGCCGTGTCCGCCACGACCTCCGCGCCAGTGTCGAGGCGCTGGATTGTTATCTCCGGGACGTCGGTCAGCCCGTTAACCGGGACGTTCGACGCGAGCAGATTGACGGAAATCTCGGCCATGATTTACTCCGGCGGGGCCTGATGTATCGGCGCTTGCATGAGCGACGGCATTACGCGGGCCACGTCCTCGTACGGCAGCCGCTTCAAAATCACAATCACGTCCTGCATGAGCGACGGCGGGACCAGGTGGAACATGGGCCGGTTCGGGTCCAGCTGTTGCGGTGGCATTGCGAGCTGTGCAGCTGCGGCGGCAAGCGCCTCGGCGTTCGGGTCCTCGCCGTTCGCCTTGTCCTGGTCGTCGTGTGTTTTCGGTTCGTTCATTGTCGGTCCTCGTTATGAATCCGGGTCGCCGGTAATAGCTTCGATGGCGGCACGGATTCGTTGCTTGCGTTCGCGCAGCCGCGATTTCGAGCCGCGCATTTCATCCGTGACCAGCTTGCCCACGGTGCCGTTCGGCTCCGCTGCGATAAGCGCGGTGAAGCGGTCAATAGCCGCGTCGATGTTGTCGCGCTCGTCGCGCAGCGAGATCAGGAGCGCCGATTGCGTGGCCGGTGCGGTTTCGGCCAGGCCGGTGATGTTCACTTGCAGCGCGTCCCATAGTTCGAGCCACACCGCTTTTCCCAAGTCGAGAATCTGGCCACGCCAGTTCCCGTACGTCGGGTTGTTGGTTTGCCCGATGCGGTTGTACTCGACGGCCAGGGCGTCAAGCCACGCGACCGCCTCCGCGTTCGTGAAATTCGCAGTCAGCACCGAGCGGACCGCGTCGGCGAATCCGCCTTTGTTCAGTGTGTTGTCGAGTACCACGGCGTCTATGCCGGCCTCGATCGCGTCGCGTGTTGTCGTCATATCATCATGTCCAAACTGGTATCCAATGCGCCGTGCCGCCGATGTCAATCTCGACCCATTGCGCTTGCGCTGCGGCCGTCGGCCCCGAGCCTCCAATGGTGCCGAGTGTAGCAGCGGCTCCGCCGCCGAGTGCGATTCCCCTGTTGATGTCGAGTCTGCCGTCGAAGCGGGCCAGGGCGCTGGCGTTGCTTTGCCGGAACGCGTAGTTCAGCGTGCCGCCGCTCGGGTTCGCTGTAATCAGCAAGCCGTAGCGATTCGTGCCGAAACCAGGGCCGGTCTGAATCAACACGTTGCCGGTGTTGACGGCGCTGCCTGTCGATGCGCCGTCGATGAACGGCTCGTTGACAACGTCGGTGAACGCGTTCGACATTGCCGCGTTGAGCAGGACCGCGCCCGAGGCCGAGAACAACCGCCGCGCGAAATCTCCGCCGACCGTGACTGTTTTTACGCCCGGCGAGAACAGCGCCTGCCAGTTCGCCGTCGGGTCGGCAAGCGTGGTGCCGAACGACAGCGTCGGGAAATCGAACGTGAGCGAGTCGGCCGCGCTGAAACACCGCATGGCGTCCGCTGTTGCCGTGTTCAGGTCCCACGCCATAACGCCGGTCGCGGTCCATTGCATTGTGTCGGCTGCGCTGCGCGCGAGTGCCACGTCGTTCGCAGTCGCTCCGCCTAGCCGCAGCTCGATAGCGTTCGCCATTGCGAGCGGACCGGAGAACAGCGACGGCGCGCTGCCCGTGTGATTGATGAACGTGCCGGCCACCATCGCGGAATTGATGCCCCGCAGCGTGGTGATGCCCGCGCCTGGAATGTTCGGAAAGTCGCACAGATTCAGCGTCGTGATAAAGCCGCCAGCCGTCAGCGTCGGCGCTTTCGGCGCGAAGTAATTCACGGTGGTGATGCCAGCTGTGCCGACCGTTGCGTCAATAATGCAGGTCGCAAAATACGTTTCGTGCGAGGTGAGCAGGAAATTGCCCGCCAGGTTCGGCCCGATGCGAATTTGTGATCGCACCGCGTTTTGCTGGCTGCCTGTCCTCGATCCGCCGAGCGCGCCCGTTCGGAACAGCGGCTGGTTGATCATCGTGTATATCGGGCCGGTGTTCGCGCCCTCCAACGTGACCGTCGTTGCCTGATTGAACAGCGATTGCGTGTTGAACAGGTTGCCCTGCTCGGTCAGGACCAGCTCGCCTATCCACGACACAAAGTTCGGCGCGGTATCGTTGCCGACGCCGCCGCCGCCTGGTACGAGACTGTTGACCGTGCTTGTCCAGTTGCACGCCGGATTCGATCCGGCGTCCGTTCGCGTGCGGCCGTCCGGGTAAAACTCGAAAGCGCCGTAGCCGTCAACAACGTCCTGCAGGCTCACGAAACGGTCGGTCATTGATTGCCCGAAGTCCACCTGCAGCGGGGCCACGCGGAGGCGAGGCACGCCAGCGCCGTCCTGCACTTCGACCAGCGTGCCTATCGGCGCCGCATTATCCCGGATCGTGAACGGCTGGCCACCGACCAGGACGATATGCGGCACGCCGCCGGTGCTGTCGTACGTTTGCTGCACGGTCGGCACGGCGCCGGTGCCACCGGACACGGTGACGACTATCACCTCGGCGTTTTGGCTCGGGACGCTGCCCTGCACCTCGGCGACGTCGATTCCGAACTCGCGGTACGTGCCGTCGTCGGTGTTGGTCGTGATTTCGACGACCATGAAATTGGCCGAATTGTTTTTGTCCTGAATGTAAATCAGCGAGCCGGTGGTGAGCAGGTCGAGGAAGTTTTCCACGTCCACGGCGTCGTCGTTCGTTTCGTGAACCCATAGGAGCGTGGCGAGCTCCGGGTCGGCGTTGTTGAACCGCAGCTGGCCGCTGGCCGGTGGCTCGACAATCTCCGTGCGATACCGCCATGTGCCGAGGCCGTTGAAACCGGCGGCGACAGTTTGCAGGACCCACGCGTTGTCGCGGCGCACGTAGTCCATGCCGTCGGCCGGTGCGTCGGTGTAGTGGATGCCGCCGTTGGCGATGTGCGTGTCGATAACGGCGTGGCTGTTGCTGCCGATGTTCAGTATCGCCGTGTGGTCGATCGAGCCGACGGTGAAATGAATCGAGCTGTCGCCGATATGCCCCGCGAGCGACGCGGACAGCACCGAAATCGCAGCCGCGTTCGCCGCGATTTGGCTGGCGTCGAGGAGCGGTTCAGCCTGGACGGTCATGGCTAGGCGCTCGCGTTGATTTTAGTTCGGGCGATTTCCTGGTCGTCGTTCCCGAAAAACCGGACCTCCTCGACACCGGAAAAGCCGGTGACAAGGCGGAGGTTGACGAGGTCGCCCGCTGCGAGGTTGCCAGCTGCCGTCCTGGTAGCGCCGACCGTGGCCCGAAGTACGCCGCCGACCATAAAGTCGATCTGGCCGCCCTGGTTGGCGATACGTTGAACGGTGATGGCGTTCAGCGGCGCGTCGATTCGCACCGACGGCAAGTCGAGATTGCCACCTGTCCCGCTCGGCACGGTTCGGTCAGTAAACGGAATGCGCGAGTTCCGCTGCTTGACGTTGTGCCGGAGGAGGTAGCCGTTGCGCCTGTCCTCGCGGATTGTCACGACCGTTACCCGGTCGAGTCAGACGTGCCGGGCGGTTCCAAGTCGGGACGGTTGCGCGGCCGGTCTCCGAGTGCCTGGTCTATCGGCGATTTGCCTGCCGATTTCGCCAACAGCCGCAGCCGGTCGTTCGCCCGCTGGCGCCGTATCTGCGTCCCTGCGGCCTGCACGCCTTTGATGCGTTCCGCCTGCGTCATTGTGTCGGCTTCGACGACCGGGTTCAGGATTTCCTGTTGCCGCTCCTCGAGCGCAGCTTTTCGCTCGGCCATTTCCGCCAGCTCGGCCGCAATCTCGTCGAGCTCCTGCCGCTTGGCCGCTTTGGCCTTTTCGGCATCGAGTTCAGCCGCCGACGGTTCCGGCTTCGCAGGCGGTTCCGGGCGGTTCTCTTTTAGCTTGGCCAGGTGAGCCTGTATCTGCGCGGTGGATTTGTCAGCCGTGCGCGGCTTGCGTGCCACGCGTTTCGACGCTGGTGCCTTTCCCTCGATCGCCTCGGCTTCCGGCTCCGGCTCGGGTTCGGGATCAGGCTCGGGCGGTGGCTCCGGTGGCGCGGGGTCGGCTGCAGCAGCCGCTTCTGCGGCGGCCTCGATGTCACTCGCTGCGGCCGGTTCCGGTTCCGGCGGTGATTCCGGTTCCGGTTCGCTTGGGCTTTCCTCCTCGGCAGGAGGCTCGGGTGCCGGCGTGTCGGCTGGTTCGCCTGCGCCGGTGTTTTCTACCGGGTCCTCGGTTGCGACCTCGGCTTCGGTCTCGGGCGTTTCCGCCTGGTCGTCGGCCTGGTCGTTCTCGTCCGGTGCGTTCGGGTCAGACATGGTCGGGTCTCCTGTTCAGGGTAAGCCGGGCCACTACGGCCCGGCCTCCGACTGTTTGCTTACGCTTCGGTGGTGCGCAGACGTGCAATCTTGACCTGTTTGCGCTCGGGGAACACTCGGTTCCACGACGTCGCAGCGGCCAGATTGTTCGCCGTTGCCGCATTCGACGGTCCGCCGTTCGGGGCGGTGCCAACGTATGCGTGTCCTGCGGGATGCAGAATCCACTCGACGCGGTTCGACAAAATCTCCGTGCCTGCGCCTAGTCCCTCAAGGGCCTCGCGCGTCACTTCGGTTGCCACTTTCGGCGTGCTCACGCCGACCTGGATCGCTCCGGGACCGAACAGCCAGCTGTCGTAATCCTGCGTGGCCACCGGCAAGCCGTCGTCGACGATCACTTCAAGGTCGCCGAACACGGCGATTCGCGTGTCGTTGTCGGAATCACGGATGAAATCAATCAGGTTGTTTTTCCGCATTTTCGCGTAAACAACCGAGTGCACCATGATCATGGCGAAATCTTCGAGCGAGTCGCCAGCGGTCACGGCCGTGTCGATCACAGCTTCCGCGCTGAAATCGGTCACGCCCGGCGTGAACGCGCCGGTAATGTCGTTCGTGTAGTCGCCTGCGTCGTTCGCGGTGTTGTCTGCAAACACGCCCGCCATTGTGGCAACGAGCACAGCCTGCGCGCGTCGTGACCAGTATCCACCGACACGGCCAGCGATAGCCTGCATGGGGTCGTCGCCTGCGAGGGCGGCGGAAAGGTCGGCAGCTTTCCAATGCTGGTTTCGAGACAGGCGGACCTGTATCTCCTGAACCGCCGTGAGGTTGTTCGGCACGGCTGGCGTTTCGCTATCGTCACCGACGTTGTCGGCGTCGTTCGCCAGGTCGTTCCAGCTTGGGTCGTTGAAGGTAAGTCCGCCGCCAGCAAGTGAGGCGTCGAACTGTCCGTTGCGTGCAGCCGCCCCGCTTTGGATCAGGCGGGATTTTTCCTCGGTGATGAGCTGCGCGTACGGTGTGAAAATTTCCGGGACTACTACGTCCGCAATTTGCACAAGGGCCATGAGTTATCTCCTGTCGGTTCGGCCCTCACGGCCTGCGCTTAATACAGCCGTCACGGCTGCGGGTTTCGGGCGTAATGTATCAATTATTTCGGCGGTTTCACAGCGCCGATGTGCGAGCCTGCCTGTTTTGCAAGGTCCTCGGCGTTCGCACGGTTCTCTCTGACCAGTTCGCCCTGCCTGGTCATGTTCCATCCTTTCGCGGACCACGGGTTCTTATCGTCGCCGCCGCCCTTGCCCCGATCACCGGGTTGTGAGCCTCCGCCTTTCGACGCTGGCCAGAAGTACGAGTAGTTGTCCGCGCGTTTAATGGCGGTGAAAAAATCGCCGGGTTTCGTGTTAGGCGTCACGCCCTCGACGGTCCCGCCCTCGATTTTCGTCACCACTCCGCCCTCGCCTGAAATCTCGAACGATTTCTCGACCAGCGATACCAGGGAATCGACGGCCTCGGACCTTACGCCCGATTTCACCGCCGCCCCTGTCAACGCGTTTTTTATCGTTGTAGTGGTCGCCTGCGATTGTGCGGACTCGCGGTCCGTATTCGCCTTGTCCAGCTTTTCCTTTGTCGCCGATAGCTCGCGCTCAAGGTCGTGGACGCGTGTTGCCAGTTCGGAGTCGTCACCGTTTCCACCGCCTTTGCCGGGATCGCGTTTCCCGTTCAGCAGTTTCGCAGCTGCGCTGGTGAATATCTCCTCGACCTCGTCCCGCGTCACGCCGGATGGGCCGCCCTGGTTTTTTCGTTTTGCGTCGTCGAGCCTGGCCTTGAGCGCCTTGCCGTACCTGTCGAAATCGTCCTGGCTTTTGACCTGGCTTACATCGAGCACGGCTTTGCCGTCGCGTTCAACGTAAAGGGCCAAGTGGTCGGCGGGGACGTCGGTTAAGCTGTCGTAACTGTCAGCAAGTTCCAAAGGATTCTCCGTCACGGTTGGACGCCATCACGGCGTCGTCCGAGATTCTATACGCCTTGCTGCGTGTCGTGCAACTTTACAGCGGTGGCGCGGGCACGTTCGCGCGACGAAACGCTGACAATTCCCGCGAATACAGTTCGCGCAACGTGTACTGGCTGCCGCTACTATCGACGAACGCGTCGAGCTCCAGACCGCCTTTCCTGAACAGCCTGCCGCGTGTCGGTCCGAGCACCGTGTCCTGAAATCCTGCGCTTTGCCGCGCAAGCCATTGGTTGTAGCTGGTGCCGGCGGGCACCTGGCCGACCAGCTTGGCCACCTCGCGCCTGCGCGCGGGTCCGCGCAAACCGGCGAGCGCGTCCTCGGTTGTTGCATCGGCCGGGCGGCCGGACAGTTTGCGGCCGTCGATAATCGGCACGCGTACGCTGCGGCAATTCATGTGAAGTGGCGGCCGTGGGCCTCGTCCGACGTCGAACTGTTGCTGGTCGAGGCTGCGGCAAATCGGCGTGGTGCGGCTGTCGAGCGTGGCCTCGTATAGTTCCTTGCGGATGATCCGCTTGTTGGCGACGTACAGGGCCTCCAGCACGCCGTTGTAAATCGCCGCGGTGGCGGTGTTGGCCAGCGTTTGACTGCCCCGCCTGGTGATTTCCCTGGTGCCGTCGCTTCCGCCGAGGGCCTGCGTTCCGAATATCCGGCGCGAAATCTGCGTCGGTGTCTCGTTGAAAAGCACGCCCTGCCGAACCTCGTCCATCATTCTGCGGCGGTCGTTCAGCTCAAAAGAGCCGAGCCAGTCGCGTAATATGCGACGGTCAAACGGCCGGGCGAACACGATACTGCGAAGCGATCGAGCATCGGGCACCGACAGCGAGACAATGAGCGGCAGCTGGCCGGAGATTGTGACCGCGCTTGCCAGCGCCTCGGCCTTTGCGAACGCGACCAGCTCGGAACGTACGAGGGCGTTGACGTCGTCGAACGTCGGCCCGTTTAGTTCCCGGATCAGGTCGGAGATTGCCCGCAGCTTGCGCGTGGTGAGCGGCCCCGGATCCGCGTTCAGGAGGTTCGCCCGTTCCAGCCTGGCTTTCAGCCTGGCCCGCAATTCAGGCTCGGCGCGGTTCAGAATAGCTCGCATACGGCGCGACAATCCGGCCGCGAAGCGATTGATCTCGACCCGCCGCCGTATCAGCTCGTCGCGTATGTCGTCGTTCGAGGGCACGGGCTACTCGTCCTCGTCCTCGTCCTCCTCGTCGTCCGGTGGCCCGCCTGGTCCTCCGCCTGGTGGCAGCGGGTTGCCGTTCTCGTCCACCTCGCCCGGCTCGCCGAGGCCGATTCGGTCCTCCGGTGGCGGCTCCTCGTCGATTGCCTCCTGCTCCTGCTCGAACGTCAGCTGCGTCACGTCGCCCTTGCGCATCAGGGCGTGGATTGACTTGGTCGAAAGCGGAGCGCCGCGCGATTTCGCGTTCATAAATCCGAGGAGTTCCGTGGACTGCATGGTCTCGTCGATAAAGTCCGTGTTGGCCTCGACCCGCACGTCGTCGGGATTCGCTCCGACCCACTCGGCGCACAGCTTCAGGATTTGCTCGGCACCAGCGGCCGAGGTGACGGCAATGTTCACCAGATCAGCGGTGCGAGCTGCGACCCGAATTTTCAGGGTTTCGGCAGCCTCGGCACCTGCGCCGGAGCTCATCAGCTGTAGCCCGTATTGCTGCGCCCGGCTGAAATCGGCGTCCTGCGCCTCGCGCATTTCGGACAAGCCTTGACCGTCCACGCCAATGAACTTGGCGTCGCCCTCGGCGTTCGGAATGTTGATGTGGGCACCAGCGCCAACGATCAGCTGTGCGCCATCGCCCTCGGTGTCGGCGTCCGTGTCCTCGCCGATAATCACCAGCGTGTCCTGTCCCTGCATGAAAAGGGCCTGCCGGTAGTCGGCGTCGCCCCGGTAAATTGTCAGCGCCAGGCGAGCCAGGCCGAGCAACGGCACGTCACCAGGCGGCGGGACCAGGTCGGCCGAATTGATGAAAACGAACGGGATTTCCTCGAGCGATGTGCCCTGAATCACCGGCACGATTTCCTCGGAGCGCGTGCCGCCGTCCTCGATCACGACCGCATACTTGCCCGCGTCGTCGAAGCCGAGCGCGCGGAATTTGTCACGCTCCTCCCATCGAAATCCGTCGCGCACGTTGCGGGTTTCGTCGAGCACGACCAGCGTGGTGCGGCGTTCCGCCTCCTCGATGCCCGGTTCGTCGTCCCAATTGATGATTCGCGCGGCCTCGTAGTCAACGAGGTACGGCAGGTCCCGGCTGGCGTCCACGTCGGCCAGTATGCCGGTGCGGCCGAACAGCAGCTGGTACAGCTGGATACGCCGAATCAGTACGTGCAGCGGTTCGCCTCGGGCGGTCGCGCTGTTTTCCATGTCGGCTAGTGCGTCCGGCAGCTCGATCACCGGCGGCTCTTTGTTCATCACGCCGACCAGGGCGTTGGCAATATCGCGGACGAGGCTCGGATAGTTCGCCCGTGTCAGGTACGAATCGTAGAGCAGCTGCCCCTCGTTGGTCGTTGCGCCTGATTTGCCGAGGCCGAGGGCACGCTGGCCGCTCGTCACCGGCAGGTAGAAGCTGCCGCGCTGTTTGATTCGCGCCTCGCCCTCGTAGCCGTCGTCCACTAAATCCCAATCCGGCTTTTTCCGGTCGTAGTCCGGGTGCGTTTGTTCGATGTCGTTTGCCACGGTCGCCATTAACTTGCCCCTTTGTAGCCGCCGGACCTCACGCCCTTCGGTTGCCTCGCTACCCGATGATACGCTCGCGCGAACCCATCGGCCTGGTCGTCGTAATCACCGTTCGGAAAGAGGCACAGCTCGTCGATGAAATCGCCGTTCCATGCGCCGCGCACAATATAGACGTTACCGGCTTCCGCTTGCGACGCAGGTGCATCCTGTCGCACCTCTTTGCTGCCACTCTCCGGGCTATAGTGGACCCGGTTTCGCGGGAACTCGGCGGCAAGGTCCTCCGCCTGGCTTTTGCCCGCCTGGCCGGGGTCCTGCGGAAAGTCGATATGCACAGCCTTTCCGTCCTGGTCCGCCATCATTTTCATTTTTTTACGGACCGTCAGCGGCGAACCTCGGAACCGTGTTACGTGTTCGACGTATATCTTGCCACCGGCGCGCGCCAATTTCACGCCCGCTGAATAGTCGCCCCGGTTCTGCACGTTCTCCTCGGTGGCTGCGAGGTCCCATCCCCGGCAGCGCATCGCACGCTTCGGCACGTCGTCGGCGTCCACGAATTTGCCCGCAAACCATTTCAGCTTGTACATTCCGCCGCCGCGCGGGACCGGACGTTGCTGCAGCTGGCCCGCTTTACCGTACGCGCCCAGCTCGACCTCCAACGACGTCAGGCGCTCGTCCGCGAATAGCTCGGGCCATAGCAGCTGGCCCTCCTCGGTGCGGAAATCTCCGGGCAATTCGCGCCCGGATTTTTTGAGCGTGATCGGAACCGATACGTGCGGGTGCTTTTTCTCGTACCGTGCCGGCAGGCACAAGTGGACGAGGTCGGCCTTGTCGGCAATCATCACGCCCGCGTAGTCCCGAGTGTGTAGCCGTTGCATGATGACGCACACGCCGCCGTCCGGTGATCGCACGCGGGTCGGCAGGGCCAGGCGGATACGGCGCACGACGTCCTCGCGGTTGTCGTCCGATTCGGCCTGCTCGACGTTGTGCGGGTCGTCGAGGATCACAAAGTCGCCGCCCTCGCCCATGATTCCTGAAACCGCAGTCGAGAACCGGAAGCCGCCGTGCTCGTTCTCGAATCGGCTTTTGACGTCCTGGCCCTTGCGGATTTTCAGCTTTGTGTCTCGGAGCGCGCCGACAGTGTCGCCCCATCGGTCCTGATACCAGCGCGAGCGGATCAGCCGCCGGGTTTTATCGGCGTCGCGCAATGCCAGGTCGCCACGGTACGAGGTGGCGGCGAATCGCTTGCCCGTGCGGCCTTTTTTCGTCCACGCCCACGCGTTCAGGAGCACGGACACCGACAAGGATTTCATGTGGCCAGGCGGGACGTTCAGGAGCAGCCGGGGTATCTCGCCGTTGATGAACGCTTCCAGATATTCGGCTTGTATTTCGAGGTGGCGGCCGTCCACGAACGTGGCCGGGTCGAGGTGTTCCCACGCCTCCGTGGTGAACAGGTGCAGGCTGTCCTCGCAGCGTTCGGCAAGCGCGGCCTCTAAGTCGGTGAGGCGATCATACTCCGGCGCTGGTGACGCCACGCGCTTTCCGTTGCAGCCTGGTCAACTCCTGCAACTCGCCGTCCGACAGGGCCGAGTAGTCCGGGGCCTCCTCGATTGTCGGTGTCATCGAGCCGTCCGGGCTGGTGTGCTCGAACGCCTTGACCGGCTTGTACAGCGGGTGCCTGGCTTTCAGCGTGAGTTCGAGCAGCCGGTCCGATTTCGTCGTCACGGTGCGGAACGCTGTGACCTTGCCGCCCTTGCCGTCCAGCGCGGTGTACGGCTTGTCCTCGTCCACGCCACGGATTGCACGCTTCAACGATTCGGCCTCGACACCGTCCATGAACGACGCCTCGCAATCGTCCCACGCCTCCGAGAACACCGGGTCGCGTTCCTTGACACGGTAGAAGCTGGATCGGTTCAGCTCGCCAGCCACGGCGGCCTCGCACACTGAACCTGTCACGCGGAGGCGATCGAGGAAAAGCTGCTTACGCCGTTTCGTTGCTGTTTTCTTGCGTGCCACGTTCCCATCTCAGTTTGCCCTGCAGCGGGTGCTCGTCCACTCGGGGCCGTTCAATGCGGGACCAGCTGCCGCCCCTGGTCTCCGCGACAATCGTGAAGCCGGCACCGCGCAGGCTGGCGCCGGACTCGGTCGGCAACGTGTACGTGACCAGCCGGGCGTAGCCCATCGACCTGCACGCCCGCCAGGCCGCCGCGTACAGTTTCGAGCACGCGTTTTTCGTGCCGTCCGTAGCGACCCGGATCACTTCGGCTGTCCACATATCGTCGAGATTTCGAGCGACAGGTCGGCCGACAATGGCCACGCCACAAATCAGGCCCTCGTCCACGTCCGCGCAGCCGATAGCGAAAATGCCGCCCTGCGGGGCCTTGTGATGGCGGTGGAACTGCTCGACGTACGAGCGAGCCTCGCGCAATGTCATAGGACACAGCACCAGCTTCACGCCCGGTGCCGGTCGTCCACCACCTCGCTGTAGCGCATCGGCTCCGTGCCTGCGTCGTAGTCGGTGGACGCGACGAGCTCCGGCTCCATTTCGCGCAGCTTCCAAAAGCGGTTGAGGATCACGTCGCACCAGCCGGGGTCGATTTCGACGGCCAGGCAGATACGGTCGGTCTGGTCGGCAGCGATCAGCGTGGACCCGCTACCGGCGAACGGTTCCAGCACCACGTCGCCCGGCCCGCTGCTGTTCTCGATCAGCTCACGGAGCAGGGCGACAGGTTTCGCGGCGTTGTGCAGGCGGTCCGAGCCGGTCGGCCTGTTGTACCGCAGCACGTTCGGCTTGTGCACCGGACGCTGCCCGCTCGGCCGATTGCCCATTGCCGTTTGCTTTGGCAGCTTCGAGAAAAACGAAATGCACTCGTACGTGTTGGCGTAGTTCGAGCCGAGGCCCGCCCCGCCCTTGTCCCACATCAGCAGGTTTTTCGGCTCCATGTGCGGTACGCCTTTGCAGCTTTCCCAAATCGCTGGCCAGCTGCGCCAGTCGCAGAACACGTAGCAATGCCCGAACCACTCCAGCCGGTCCTTTCCGATTGTCAGGACCTTGTCGAAAAACGGCCGCACCATTTTGTCGTCGGCAATGTCGGAGGCGATCCCGGTGGCGCTGCCGTATATCGCGTACGGCGGATCCGTGGCGATCATGTGCACGTTCTCGCCGTCGATCAGGGTCTCGAAAGTTTCCGGCACCATGCTGTCGGCGCAGTACAGCCGGTGGATTCCGCATTGCCACAAATCGCCGAGCCTGGAAACCGGGTTGTCCTGCACCTCGCCGAAGTCGTCCTCGCCAGCCTGGCCGCCCGCGCCGTCCGGTTCGTTGGTCGAGCGCGCGTCCTTCATGATTCCCTCGGCCGCCTCGAAACTGAACCCGGTGAGGTCGAGCGCGTAGCCGTCGGCGTTCAGGTTCTCGAATATCTCGGCGAGCGATTCGTTGTGCCAGCCTGCGTCCTCGGCCAGCTTGTTGTCGGCGATCACGTACGCGTTGCGCTGGCTTTCCGACAGGTGCGACAGGTCCCGGCATGGCACCTCGTCCATGCCGAGTTTGATTGCAGCGGCCAGGCGGCCGTGGCCTGCGAGGATTCGGTGCGCGCCGTTGTCCTTTGCGGTCAGCATCGGATTCGTCCAGCCGAACTCGTCAATGCTGGCGGCAATGCGGTCGATTTGTTCGTCGGTGTGCGTGCGCGGATTGTTTTCGGTCGGCACCAGGTCGGCGATGCTGCGGAGCTCGATGCCCGGTTGTTGCTTGTTTGTAGCCATCACGGCTCCCTTTCGTCACGAAACGGTTGCAGGATTGTCGCGTTGTCGCGTCCAGAATGTACCGAAACCGCGCCGAAATAGCACGAATCCGTTCCGTTTCGGATCAGTTCCGGGACCTTTTCGCGCGAATCAGGACAATTTCGATACCGTAAATGCACTCGACGACCGCGCGCCGCAGCCGTGAGCTGGTCGTGTCGTAGCCTTTGACGTCCTCGACGACCTGCCGGCCGGTGCGCTTGTCCTGATACCGGAAGTCGGCGGTGTAGCTACAGCGCATCCCGTTCGGTCGCTTGTCGCTCCGTATTTTGACGTCGTGGTACTTGCCGTCCGCCCGGAGGATTTTGAGCGGGTACTTCGGCTGGCATTCGAGATTGGCGATTTCGCCTGCCCGTTCGAGCAGGGCCAGGTCCCGGTAACGGCTCGCCTCGGCCTTGCTGTCGAACTTCCGGTCGCCTACCCACTCAGGCTGGTTTTTGTATTTTCGTTTCGAGGTTCTGCCGGATGATCGCACGCGCGACGCCCTCCGCTACTGGTGTGAGTGTTGGCCGGATAGGCTGCGAGGTGACACGCACGGCCCGCGGCGGTGGCCCTTGTCGTTTGCGCTGTTTGCCGCCTCGGCGTCGATTTGTCACCGGGCCGGACTCGTCCACCATAGTACGACCAGGCCCGCGAGGATTCCGACGACCAGGCCGCCCGTGGGCGCGTTCACGCTTGCGCCGACGGTGATCCAGAACAGCGCCAGGCCGACGGCCATGAGTTGCCGCCCGATCACACTACGGATCGAAACCGCCACCGAAAAACAGGCCGAGCAGCGGTGGCACGAAAACCATCGCCAGCACGGCCAGTATCAGGAGCGCCAGAAAAATCTTGAAGCCGGGTCTCATTGGAACACATTCCACGCGGCGGCCAGTACCAGGCAGACAAGGCCCGCGCCGAAAACCCACGCCAGTAGCGGCAGCATTTCCTCGCGGTGCTTTGTTTTGCGTTCGTAGTAGCCGGTGGGGTCCGGGTCGTCGGCGTAGTCGCGCGGCGGTTCAGGCGCGCCGTGCACTACCCGCCCCGCGCTTTCGCAATCAGGCCCTCGATGAAACTCTCAATGGGTGCGCTGATATTTGCCAGCACCATGCCCGCGGCGATTCCGATAACCAGGGTCGTCGTGAATCCGGGCCAGAAAAAGAATAGCAACGCGACGACCACGGCGGCCACCAGCAATTGCACGGTCAACGATTTCAGGTTCATTCGTCGTTCTCCTCGGCGGCTATGGCCGCGTTGTGATCCTCGATGCAGCGGCGATAGTATGCAGCAACCGCTCGCAACTGTCGCATATGGCGCCGCATTGCTTGAAGGTTCTCCGCTAAGTCCGCGTAAACATTCGTCGAAAGCCAATAGCCCCACTGCTCGGTCTCGACGTCGAGCACGACCTCGGGCGGCGTGTCGGCCAGGTCGAGCGTGTCCGGCCTCGGTTGCTGCGCGCACACGACCCGCGTTTGCGGCTCGCGTATGGTGATGGGTTCGGGCCTGCTGGCGCATCCGGCGAGTGCGACCAGTGTCAAAAGTAGAACGCTATTGCGGCTCATTGGCCTCGCGCTCGATCGTTTCCCATACGGAAGTTGTCGCCTTTTGTGCTCGGATTTCCAACAGGCCCGGTCTTGCTGCGGTGAGCGTTTCGAGGCGTTGCCGGTCCTGTAGCACGGCGGTGGCCTCGGTTTCGACGACGCGGGCGTCGTCCAGCTCAATTTGCAAATCGTTGGCGCGGACGGTCTCCGCCTGCAGCGCCGTTTCAATCCGGTCGACCTCGCGTTCGGCGAGTTCCTGCGCGAGCTCCGCCTGCGTCGCCCTGGTTTCGGCGTGCACGCGCGCGGTGATTTGATGATTAAACAGCCAGCCAGCGCCACCGATCACGGCCGCGATGACGACGTAAATCATAATTTTGTCAACCACCGTTCGCTCCGTTCGGGCCGCCGGTGCGGAAATAGTTATTCGTCAGGCTGGCCAGTACACCGCTCATCACGCCGAGGATTGCGGCAGGGAACCCGGCGATGGCCAGCGCGACCGCCTCGTTTTCGAGTGCGTCGAAGTCGTACGCCATGAACCAGTCGGCCAGGTAGTAGCTGAATTTTGCGAAAAACACGTAGTAGGCGACGACCAGGCCGCGCGGGATAAGTCGCAACGCGTTGAGCCGCTGCGCAAATCTCACGACCGGGTCCGGGTCGGTCATTGCGAATTGCGGGCTGCCCGCTCCTCCGCTGCGCGTTGCTGCCGTTCGAGGTATTCCATAAACAGCGCGTCGCGCTGGATCATGCGTGTCTCGATTCCGTTCAGCTGCGTCTGAATTGCGACGATTGTGGCGGCGTTCTGCACCGGGTTTTCGTCCGGGGCCAACGCTGCGTCCTCGACCTTTTCGGCCTCGTACAGTTCGTGCACCTGGCCTTTGAGATACCACGGCACGCCCCATAGGACGAGCGCGACCGCGCCGAGTACAGCGGTGATGCCGCCGACGATTTTGCCGGGCGTGAGGTTGTCCTTAATTGTCATTTTCTGGCGGCTCCTCGGCTTGCGCTGGCTGTTCCACTTGCTGCGCTATTTCGCGGAATTTTTCGAGAAAATCGCGGTTGTATTCCGCGTCCGCCTGGTCGGCCTGCTGGATCAGCTCCTGCTCGGCCTCGTACCGGCGCACGTTGCGTCGGCGTTGCTCCTCCTCCGCGTCCAGCCGCGCGGTGATCGCTGCGAGCTGTGCCGCGTACTGCGCGTGCTCGTACTCCTCCTCCTCGTCCCTGTCGAAACTTTCCTCGAGACTCGGCGCTTGCGTGCCCTCGCAACCGGGGCACGGGTCCGGCAGGCTGAACGTGTTCTCGGCAATGCAGGTCGACCCGGTGTAATCCAAATCCCGGATCAGCGGCACGCCGCACCGAAGCTGCGCGGCGAGGTTGTGCTTGCCTGCGGCGTCGTACTCGTCGGCCACGCACAGCGGGTCGATTTCGATTTTCTGCCGCGCCCAAAGTATGAACACGCTGTACTGCGTCGAGGCCAGGCAACCGGAGATATCGACGTCGCCGAGGTTCGACGGTGACAACGCCACGGTTGTTGTGTCGCCTCCGACCAGGTCGCCCGCGGTGGCCGTTGCCGTGTTTTTGCTGATGTTCGTGAGGTCGTCGCCGCTGCGTTCGTCGGCGATCGAGACCAGCGGCAGGAGGACGAGCAGGAGCGCGAGCCGTTTCACGTTACGAGCTCCCAGTGCGGATAGTCGAGAAACGCCCGCTTGCCCTTTTCGCGTCGCCGTTCGATGTACGCCTCGACCTCGGCTTCCAGGTCGTCGCGGTCGAGGTCCCGGAACGCCCGGTCCCATACCGCGCCCCATCGCAGGTCCACGTCGTGCTCCTCGGCTGCGTCGTGAACGTATCCGGCAATCAGGATCAGCGGCCGGGTTTCCCATCGCAGTTTGCCGTTGATGTACGGCACAAGGTCAACGGCGTGGCCGAAGCCGTCCGGCTGCAGGAGGTGCTTCGATTTCAGTGTTTTGGAAACGCCGAGCCGGACGTATTCCGCCTGCTCGCTGTCCGTTCGGATACCGTCGAACACGGAAAAGTCGCACGGCGTCGTGTCGATTGTCGAGTGCACGACGTCCTGAACGTCCGGGTGCACGGGTTCGAGTTCGGCCAGGCTACGAGTGCCAAGTTTGAATTTGCCCACGCTGTCGTCCTGTCGGATTTGCCGTGGACCGACTATGCACGAACGCTACCCGGTTTTCAAAAGCGGCCCGCCCGGCGTGCTGTGGACACGGAACGATTCAGGAGAAACGTGCCGGGCGGACCTTGTTCAGTTCAAAAGCGGCGACCAGGACCAAAGCCAAAGGCCGAGTACAAGCGCGAACAATAGCAGCTCACGCACCGGATGTTGTTTTCTGAAAGGCGTCAATTCGTTCCCCTATCCAAGTCATTACCGGCACGGCCATGCTGTTCCCTAGCATTTTGTACCGCGCGGTGTCGCTCATTTTTTCGAGTTTCGTCCAGTCGTCCGGGAATCCTTGCAGGCGTTCGCACTCCAGCGGCGTTAGCCTGCGGATCCGCGTTTCGAGCACCAGCGGGTTGCCGCTGCCACCTCCGCCGGTTCGGAGTGCGGGCGAGGCTCCGGTGTCGTCGGTCTCGGGCAAGTTGCCGCCCTCGCGTCCGCGCAGGTTCACCATGAGCGGTGGCTTGCCCTCGGCGGTGAGCGGGTGCGCCGGGTCGCCTGGCTGCGGGTTGCTGCGGTTGTCCGGGTTCGTCACCTGCGTCGGGTCGAAAACCAGCGTGTCCTGGTCTCCGCGATCCGCGTCGGCGGACAGCGGCGGGGCGATCGAGGCGGGCGCGCCGTCCTTTCCGCGCGTGTAGTGGCTGGCCTTGAACGCCTCGGCCACGATGTTGTAGTCGTCCTCCTGCCGCCGACCAGGCGGCGAGGTTCCCGGCTTGTGGCTGCCTGCCGTGAGCGGGTCCGCCACCTCGGCGGTGATCACCATATCGCCACCTTGCCGGGCCTCGGGCGAGGGCCTGCCGGCCATCACGGGTTGCGCGACGTCGGTCGGCCGGGCCTTGTAATCCTTGCTGGAGTTCATCGGCATCAGGCTGTACGGCTCCTGCTCGACGATGGCTGTTTGCCCCTCGTCGGCGGTCGTGTTGATGCCCTTGTGCATTCGAGCTGTCAACGGGTTCGCCACCTCCGGGATGAACGCCCCGCTGTTGTCTAAGTCGGTGGTGCGGAAACCACCACTTTGAGCGCAGCCTCCAAGCGGTCCGGCAACCGCTTGCCCCGTTTCTCGGCTCGGCGGAGGATTCCGGCGCAGGCTTTCCGGCTCAAATAGAACCGACGCGGCACGGCGCCAGTCATGAGAATTTGCGACAACGAACACACGCTTGCGTCGCTGTGGAACTCCGAAGTATTGAGCGTCAAACACTCGCCAGGCCGGGCAATACCCGAGTTGAACCAGCGCCCCGATAAAGGAACCAAAGTCCCGCCCGCCTGCGGCCGACAGGACGCCGGGCACGTTTTCCCATACCAGCCAGTCGGGACGGTAGCGTTCAGCGATTGCAAGATAGACGAGGGCGAGGTTCCCGCGCGGGTCAGCCAGGCCACGTCGGAGTCCGGCGACGCTGAACGATTGGCAGGGCGTTCCTCCGACGAGAACATCGAGGTTTGCGTCGGGCCAGTTTTTGAAGTCATTGATGTCTCCGAGGTTCGGTACGTCAGGAAATCGCAGCGCCAGGAGGCGCGACGGTGCGGGATCATTCTCCGCAAAAAAGGCGGGCTGCCAGCCGAGCGACGACCAGGCGACCGTGGCCGCCTCGATCCCGGAGCAAACGCTGCCGTAAATCATCGGCTCGTCCAGCCCCTCGCCGAGACAATTCGGGCAGCCGTAGCGCCCGCACGCCTCGTCGAACTCATATCCGCAGAAGTCGCACCTCACGGCGCCCGCAGCTTTCGCGTTTCAAACATTCCGTCGAGTTCCGGTTCGAGTTCCACCAGCAGCCGAGCGTACCGGCTTTTGAAGTTGTTGTTAATTTTGAACTCGGTCCCGCCGTGCGTCGTTTTCACGCCGTAGTCCCACCGCAGGTTCTCGACCAGCATGGACGTGCTGCACCGCTGGTGCCCGGCACGCTTCCAGCGCAGCGCCCGCACTCGCATATACGAGAAAACGTGCGGGTTGCGTCGGTGGAAATCCTCGAACGCCTGCTGGATTGTCATTCCCGGCTCGACGCCGTACTTCAACTTCGGCAACTCGTCGTCCAGGTTCGGGAATAATTCGGCCTGCGGGTGCTCCTCCTCGGGCGACAGGCCGCCGCTGCGCACCCTGGTTTCCTCGATCACGTCCGCAGGTCCGGCAGCCCGGCGTCGTGCTTGATGCCCCACTTGCGCGCGTGCTCGCGGCACACGTATCGCGTGGCCGTGGCGACGCGTCCAGCTCGCCCGGTGACGTATTCGTACTGCAGCGCGAACTCGATGACGCCGCCGCAGGCTGGCCGGATTTTCGTGCGCCCGGCGTTGCAGAATTTCGGCAGCTCGGGCGGGTCCGGCAGGTGCACAATGCGGTGCCCCGTTGCGGAGCTCACCGGACGCCTGCCGATATTTTCTGCGTGTACTCAATGCCGTCGCGGGTGCATTCCTTTTCGACAGCGCGGGCCATGCCGTTCAAATCCGACTGGCTGAACGTCACAAGGTCAGCGGGCAAGCGGCCCTCGGCAATGGCCAGGCACGCCGCTTTGACGTCAACAACGGCCCCGACCCACGTTTTCACGCGCGACACGGTGGCCT